GAAGTGAGAAACACATCTGATCCTCACATAATCTGGAAACACCTCGTTCCATACAAAAATAAGTGGCTATTGACGGTAAGTACACAAAAAGGATGTACACACAATTGTAGATTTTGCGATGTTGCACCGTTACCATTTGGTGGTAATTTAAGTTATATGGAAATTGCATATCAAATTCGCTTGCTCCTAATGAACACTCCATATATTACCGAGTCTCAGAAAGTAAAGATTGGTTTCGCACGTATGGGTGAGCCAGCACATAATCTTACTACTGTACTTCGAGTTATGGAAAGTTTAGATGATATATCTAGAAGCCTTGAAAGAAGATATACGTGGCTGCCATGCTTCAATAGTATATTGCCACGCAAGATTATTGGAGGTTCTGGTTTCGATGTTATAGATGAAGTGTTACGTGTGAAAGAAGAGTCTTTTTCGGGGTTCTTACATTTTCAAATAAGTTGTAACTCAACAGATGAAGAAAAACGGCGTGAACTATTTGGTGGTGCTGATGTTCTTACAATTAAAGAAATTGTTGATTATACTAAATCAAAAGAAACCTATGGTAGAACAATTACGCTTAACTTTATTGTAATGAATGGCGTTGAAGTAGATGTGCAGAAATTAAAGAAGATGGGTTTGACAGGCGATAAGTATACTGTAAAATTAATTCCTTTAAACAGAACAAATAATTCTACGGATCACGATTTAAATACATTTGCAAATTATAATAACTATGAAGATTTGCAGAGATTGGGAGATGAATTTAATAAAATCGGTGTATCTACGGTAATTGATGCCATTGCTAAATGTGAGGAGGCTGGTCTGTGCTGCGGTCAATTAGCCCAAATATTTCAGTAATTACTAACTTCGGTTGTAGAGCGAATTGTTGGTATTGTATATGGAAAGGTCATGAATTAGAAAATGTTCAACTTGATACAGATTGGGACAAATTAGAGAAATTTCTATTTGATAATAAGGATAAAGGTAAGGTTTCGGTTTCTGGAGGTGGGGATTGCTTATATGAATATGATCAGCATGTCGGATGGTGGATTAAATTTTTTGAAATAACAAACAAATTTAATATGTTGGTTGACGCTCATACTAGAGAAAAATTTAATCATCAATCTTTCTGGAAAAAACATATCAATAGATGCGTATTTTCATCGGACAATCTGACAGATGATAAAGAGTATTTAGAATATCTATCAAATTTGACTAAAATAAGAATTACCCATTTGGTTACGGCCAACACAACATTTGATATGATCGATGATTACTTATATTTCCAAAACAAAATCAAATGTCAGTTTACAATCAAAGAATTGATAGGATATGACGATAATGGTATGTATCAAAAAGTAAGAGATCGATATCCAGACATATTTAATTTAGATGCTGGAGATTATAACATTTATTACATGCCGGACAATAGTATTAGGGATACATTTCTAAATAGTACACCACATATAGTTAATGATAGCATAGAACAAACACAACATATAGTAATGCAATAAAATCGCAGTCTTAATGGAAATTTAAAAGGAGGTACAATGCAAGAATTATTTGAGGTCGTAAAATTATTTGATCAAATCGAAAATACATCTTCGCGGAATGACAAAATAGCAATATTAAAACAGAACAAAAATCATCAATTATTTAGAGAGGTTTTAAATTTTGCTTTTAATCCATTTATTGTAACAGGGATTTCAAAGAAAAAAATTATTAAAGAAGCATTCGGATTAGCAGAAGATATAACATCAATAGATGATCTATTACAATATTTGCAAGTAAATAATACGGGTAGAGATAATGATATTTTAACTTTGCAGCGTTATATTAATAAGTTTCATGGTAAAATAAACGATTTTTTAATAAAATTAGTAACCAAAGATTTCTCTATTGGTATTACGGCTGACAGCATTAATAAAGCATTTGGAGAAGAGTTTATACCAGTGTTTTCCGTGATGTTAGCAGAACCTTTTGAAAGATTTTTTACTGATGTTGCATGTGAAATGAAAATCGATGGTACACGTTGCCTAACAATTAAACAGGGCAATAGTGTAAATATGTTTACTCGCAATGGTAAATTGATTTCTGGATTTGATGATATAGTTAATCAGATTAAACAATTACCTATTGATAATATTGTTCTTGATGGAGAACTTTATGGTAAAGATTATATTGATATTATGAATAAACTTTTCCGTAAAATATCTGGGAAACAGGCCAACTATATGATTTTTGATATGTTGACGTTAGAAGAATTTCAACATGGTAAATCAGATCATGCATATTGGATGAGAAAACAGGGGTTAATGAATCTATTCGAAAACATGCAGGATTATGAAACCGAAGTACCTAATTTAATCCCCATAGAACCTTTTAAGGTTATTCATAATGCAACAGTTGCCAATATTGACGAAGCCACTCAATACGCTATGAGCATGGGTTTTGAGGGTGCAATGATTAAGCCTTTAGATGGTAAGTATGAGTGTAAACGCAGCTACACATGGCAAAAGAGCAAGGTATTTGAATCTGATGAATTTGAAATTATTGATTTTGAGGAAGGCGATGGTAAATAT